ACCTTGCGATGATCGCAGGTCACCCGCGCTATGCTACGCGCATCAACGCATGGAAGGTGCCTATCGCCGTGAATGACCTCAAGGACAGCAAGCACATCGGTTCTTCTGCGGTTCAGGGGCGTTCCGTTTACGGACATGAGGTGCTCCGCAAGAGCGCTGTCTACGCGGTATTTTCCGCGGGTTCGCTCACTCTTATGCAGGGCGCGTTTGCTTCTGACAAGTGCAAGGTCACTGTCGCCGAGAGCGCTGCGGACGCGTTCGTATACCGCGTGAATCCGGCAAAGCGCGCGGCGCTTGAGGAGGACTTCACCGCCATCGCTACGACAAATGCGTTCACTTCCAACAGCACGCAGATTTCCTGCAAGAAGGGCGACATCATCGAGATAATCGACCTCGACAGCAACAAGAAGTGCGTTAAGGTCGGCTATGTTACAGTAGCATGACGGTCACGGCTGAATACTACTCCGAGAACTGGGGCGGCTGGACGGATTCGGACGAGCTGACAGCCGCTCTCAAACGCGCGGAGCTTATCGTAGACCGGGAGATATTCCCCTCGGGGTATATTGTAGCTACCACGCCCGAAGTCTGGCGTACAGCGGCGCAGAACGCGGTCTGCGCGCAGGCGGAGTTTATCCTCGAAAACGGCGGCGTTTCGGCGCTGTCGGAGACCACGGACGGCGGCTCGGTAACGCTCGGGAAGTTCAGCTATTCCGGCGGCGGGAGTTCAGGCAATTCCGGCGGTTCGGCGGCGAATTCGCTGTGCGCCCAGGCTCTGGCGCTTCTGGAGCCGACCGGACTGCTCTACAGAGGGGTGAGGATATGAGACCTATCCCGCGTTCCCTGCTGATACATTCGGCTGTGCTGTACGAGGAGAAAGAAAACGCGTGGCAGAAAAAGGAGCTCGTCGAGCTGGCGAAGCTCACGCATATCCGCGTAGAGCCTGCGAGTAAAATGATAATCACGCCCGACAACCGCTCCGTTACGCTGTCTGCAACGCTTTTCTACGACTGCCGGAACAGCGCTCCGGGGGCGGAGTTCAAGCCGGGATATATCGTCGAATTTGGCGGCATGCGTTACCGCGTTGAGACTGTCGAGGTTTTTTACGACCGTCAGAAACTCCACCATCTGGAGGTGGGACTGTGCCTGTGACGGTGAACATCAATTCCGCTCAGATAGCGGTCGATATCCGCGCGGCTTCCGAAAAGGCGCGCGGGATAACCTCTCAGCAGGCGCTCGCGGACTGCAACGAGTACGTTCCGGACGACCAGGACGCGCTTGTCAACAGCTCGAATATCCACAGCGATATACTGCACGGAAAGCTCGTCTGGTCTACTCCCTACGCGCGGTACCTCTATCACGGAGTTCTCATGGTGGACCCGAAAACCGGTTCAGCATGGGCGCGGGAGGGTCAGACGAAGGTCAAGGTTTCGCCGGAGGTGCGGCTTAAATTCGATAAGCGCAAGAACCCGAAAGCCGGCTCCCACTGGTGCGAGCGCGCCCAGGCAGACCACGGCGAGGAATGGCGGCAAATCTACGAAACAGCATTGCGAAAGGAGCTGAACAAATGACGGCGCAGTTACAGGCAGTCGAAGCTTTCCGGGCTTTTGCGGAGAAAACAACAGGGCAGCCGGTGTCCGTCGGGCTTCTTTCGACCGGGGAAAGTATCGCAGTGCAGGTCGTGACAGGTTCCCGGGAGTTCACTTCCCTCGACCTCGCGAACCGCCGGGCGGTGCTTTCCCTCGACGTGCTGTCGAAATTCAAGAAACAGGAGCAGGCTTACGGCTTCCTCTGCGGGATAGCC